CTTACAAAGACTGGAGATTCCAAGGCTAAAGCTTTCGAGAAGGCGGAAGATCCACAATATGTTGAGGATAACAGTATACCAGTGGACTATCACTACTATTTCGTCAACAAATTTCTCAATCCAGTGTGTGATCTTTTAGATCCACTCTATGAGAACGTCAAGGAGGAAATTTTCGGGGATATCATAAATCAGCATAAACCTATCAAACCTAAGAGGGAACCAGCCCTCAGTACTATGAAGAAAGACGATCTTGTCGCTGAGTGTAAACGTCTCGGATTGGAAGAGAATGGTACATTAATAACTTTGAGAGCACGAATTAAGGAAGGTAGGTTAAAAAAAGAAGAATCTATTGAAGACCTATTTAAAAATTACAATCCTATGGAAAGTAAGGATGAGCATGTATGACAAAGTTGTAAATCTTATGGATGAAGAGTTGGAAGAGCGTATAAATGTTGTCGTGAATGAGTATGCCGAGAAGATTTCAAGGAAACATGGTATACCATTGGAGCAACTTTTAAAAGACATCCCCGAATCGTACATGATTACCACTTGTAAAGGTACTAAGAATAATGGACAGAGGTGCACCTTCAAAGCATCAGACAATGGGTATTGCCGACATCATGCTTTACAGGGGAAACGTATATGTCAAAGGACGTTTTCTTACTCAAGTCTACATAATCATGGTCCGGAGAAAATGTTTGTTAAGGGGTGCCCAGGTTGTGAATCTTCTAACGAGCTTATAGATTTGGGGGTCTAATGAAATAATGAGCAAAAACGATATTCTACTAACATCGATAAACAATTTTTACAACGAAGAAAAGAATAAATCTACACTACTTAACATTTTAGACAAATCAAGTGGTATATCTCTTCGTAATTTGGAATGGTTCATTACGAACTATGCCAAGAAGAATCATACTGCGTATCAAACCGGTGACGGTAAACTATTTACAGTTCATTGTGCCTATAAATCTAGTCTGAATGGATATAGTAAACAACTTTTTGATCCATTTTGTAGATCTCAAAAGTTTACATACATAGTTCCGGGTACATCTCATGAACTTCACACGACTTTGGCGCAATTGAATTTCATCAAATGGTGTATCAAGAATAATATTATTGAATATATTAGTAATAATAAAGAAAGACTTTTTAGTAAGCAACCGACATGAAACCGTTTTCAAATACAAATGTTTGGTATCCTGTATAGTACATGTTTAACGAGAATGTCTCTGTTGTAATATCAATTATAGATGTATCTAATTTAACTTCAATATTGGTCTTTTCTGATTGTATCTGACTAAAATCCAAGTTTCCCGATGGTTCCACGTTCATCGGATTCAACGAGAAACTATATGTATATATATTCCTAAACGGCCTAGCTAATCTCTTTTGATACGGAATGAGATATTTATAATAATTATGATCAGTTTTAGTTATATTTGGAAGTCTACTCCCATTTATAAAGAAACTCGCTTCTGACATTAGGGGGAAGAAGAATGTATTTACACCCGCAAAATCTAGAGCTGAAGAGAAATTGAAACGATTTTGGTACAAACGTTCACCAGTTGTGCTAGGTACCGGAACTCCAATCGCATCACCTTCATTTTCAAACTTAGTATTTCTCAAAAACCAGTGAATACACTTCACAGGGATATTTGGAACGAGGTTGTTCTTAATTGTATCCCGACTAAGATCACTGACTATCACGGGGTGCTTACGAACGAGATCTGTTATGAACGTCTGTCTCTCAGACTTAAAAAAGTTCCTCTCTTCGGGACTCACGGTTATCTCCTCCGTGATGAGGTTAAATGATGGTAAAGTCACTGTGTTCGTCGTATCCGTAAAGAATGTTTGGTTGTGAAACTCAAACTCAAACTCTATCTTTTGTTTGCTAATTGCACATACCGGAAAATAAGGCCTATTTGGTTTATTTGAAGAATATTCATCACTCGCAAACTTCCTGGAAAAGAAAAAGTGAAGTGGAATGACAAGATCGGCACTTTTTCGGGCAACAGCTGGGTTTGTAGGTGCACCATCAAAACCAATGTTTCTATTAATAAGAAATCTATTTGCTACCTTTTCTGATATTTCTAGATAAAGTTCATCATATAGTATTCCCCAATCATCGTATATCTTCTCAACTTCAATGTCATCAACAAACATCGTTACACTTTTTAGGATATGCCTCCCCAGTTGATCCGCGTAATTACCATCACTTATACCCGGCATAGTTATGCTCAAGTACATATTACTCAAGAGGTCACCCATATTTCTTGGATTGAACTCAACTTTCATGATTTTGTTAAAAGGCCAATTTGGATCCGCGTTACCTGGTTTCCCAATATTGCGACTTCTGTGATACTTTCTAAAATCAGAATGATTCCGATCATCGGTATAATTAAAGAAGGATTCGTCTGGGTCTCTGGAAAGCAAGTATGTATCTTGCTTTCCAATAGCCTTTAGTGAAATTTTCGCAGCTTCACCCATACCTATCTATCTATTGTTTACATATTTTTAATATCTGTTTTCCACATATCAAGGTGACCTGTCTTTTTCATCACTTCAAGTTCCTCCTTTGCCTGTTTAGCTTCTTTGAGAAGGTCCTTAACAGATTCTTCTGTGTATTGCACAGTCTTGATATTGAGGAGATAGTCGTAGGTGCCACCGATCTTTGGGAACGTTTTGGAAAGTTCTTCCTCTAGGTCCTGCTTCTTGCGCTTGAACACCACAATGTGACCCTCTATGACCATGGTCACAAACTTGGATTTATACCCACACATAGTCGCCCTCGTTTCAAGAACCTTGATGAGGTGTGCCTTTCTCTTCACATAGTGATCTTCTCGGAGTTCAACAAAGTCTTTGAGAATCTCCTCGGGGCTGGAGTATTTATGAATACCCTTTGTGGGGTGGAAAAGGTGCATGTTTGATACACGGAACGTCTTCCTCAATTTGAGATCCTTGAGGAGATCTTTCCCTGTGTAGTCTGTAATTTCAAAATGAACATCCTCCGTTGTGGAATTATTCGTAAATCCACTAATCAACTTCTTTTCAACGAGATTGTCAAGATATTCCTTGTAATCTTGTGTCCAACGACCAGGTGGTAATTCAGTGACCACAATATTCATTCCCTTCCATTTCCATACACCTTCCATCATCCATGTATCATCCTCCTTGTGTACTTTCCCCTTGAACCCCCTGAACCAAGGTCTCATAGGTACTAGTTGTTTTCCATCTAGGATTCTCCCAATGTTATCCTTGATATCCTTGGGGTTGAAGGGTGGTACATAGCAACTGAAACCTGTACCAATTCCTTCTGTACCATTTACGAGAACCATAGGGATCGTTGGCATATAAAAGTCTGGTTCAATTGACCGTCCATCATCATCCAAATAGTTAAGAACCGCATCATCACGAGGATCAAAGATCTTCCGAGCTTGTTTTGTTAATTTGGTAAAGATATACCTCGTCTGGGATGCATCCTTACCACCCATGAGACGAGTACCAAACTGTCCACATGGTTCAAGGAGATTGATATTGTTTGAACCCATGTAATCATTGGCCAACTTCACAATCGTATCTGCGAGAGAAACTTCACCGTGGTGATAAGAACTCTTTTCTGCAACATACGCAGCCAATTGGGCCACCTTCATTTCATCTTTGAGATTCTTATGAAAACAGGCATACATAACTTTGCGTTGAGATGGTTTGAGACCATCAGCCATGTGTGCGATAGACCTCTTTAGGTCTGCAAGACTGAAATTGACCAAATCCTTGTGTACAAAGTTTGTGATGCTCAAGTTCTTGACACGCCCATATGCCACTTCAAGTTCACTAGGCTCTTTTGCAGTACTCTCTAAAAGCCATGTCTTTCTGTCATCAGCTTTCTTCTTATCAAAGGCGAGAATGATAGACTTGTCGGACATGATATCTGTGTCAAACTTCACAGTGAGATCTTGAATCTTTTTGAAATACTCCCGAGCCTCCGCAGAAGTGGAGGTACCGAGACCCTTATAGTACTTAATCTTCCACCCAGCTTGTCCAGTTCCATACCAGGTACGGAACGCTGAGTCTGTGTAAAAAGACTTTGATTGGGAACCCTTGGAGGCCTTAATGATTGGGGTCACCATAGAGACGATGAAACCCAATTCAAGGAGACTTGGCCAGAAGTAGTGGATCATATTGAGAATGAGACCCTTGATATGGGAGCCATCATTATCTGCATCCGTCATGATCATGAGCCGACCGTAACGAAGTTCGGAAACATTCTTGTAGACCTTCCCTTGTTGAAGTCCCAAAATCTTCTTGAGATCATTGAACTCTTGATTGGAGGTCAATTGTGACACAGATGCATCCCGGACATTCTTACACTTACCACGAAGTGGGAACACACCGTAGTGATCACGACCAACCACAGAGAGACCCGCAACTGCGAGAGTCTTCGCTGAATCACCCTCTGTCACAATGAGGGTACAATTTCCAGATAGTGCAGTACCAGCTTTGTTGGCATCATCCAATTTGGGAATACCAGCAATTTTAGATTTACGTGAACCATCTGTTTTCGCGAGTTCCTTCATCTCCTTAAACTTGGAGAGGGCCAATAGTTCATCTTGAATACCAGTCTTGAGAGCGTTCTTGACAAAAGTCTTGATAGGTTCAAACTTACTCCCAAAGTCTTGAGCCTTTGAGGTACACTCAGATTTGACCTGACTAGAGAACGTTGGATTCTCGAGGGTTGCCTTCACAAAAATGTTGAAGGTATTCTTCACTTGTTGAGGCTTCAATTTGATCTTCTTTGCCATCTCCTCGATGATACCATTGGCCAGATAAGAAGAAACGTGGTCCACGTGGGTACCACCCTTATTTGTGCATATACCATTGACAAACGACACCTGTTCAAGACCATTCTCGGATGGTCCGACACACACTGACCAACGATCGGTGGTAACTGAACACAGATCAGTTACACCTTCG